TCATACTCGTACTTGATCTTGTTTCTGTCAAGAAATATTGCAAAGTTGCTTTCAAAGTTTGATCTAAAGCGTTTCATACTGTACCATTAATACTTGTTTTCAATTAAAGTCCTTCTAGTTTTATTGGGCTGTGTCGTGTGTAGAATCTTGACAGCGTAAAAGAAACGTGTTTCCACACTTCAACAGAGTGTTCTTTTATTCTGTTTATTGAGAAGTCATCATGATCCAATGACTCTCTACAGAGGACACCGTATACTCTTTCACGGTTACCACCTAAAACCTTCATAATCTTATCATACGAGTCTGTAAATTCATTCTTAAAGGCATCTAACTCTGAGTCCTTCCAAAAAGACTCTGGAGATGTTCCACCGTGTTTCTTTATAACAATTGGAAGAGCATTAGACATAGCTCGAAACCTATGATTAACATCAGGATCTCCTATTCTTTTGCGGTGATCAGCATAGACAAACAACACGTTTTTGTTATCAGCTATGTCAGCGTCACTCAGTTTATAGATAGATATGAGAGGCATGGCTCTTCAACTCCTCTGTCACGATCCACATAAATTAAATCAATTTTTAGTCCGTATTTTTCTAATAATATATCATTAAGTTTCTTTTGTCTTTTGTTTAGAACTTTGTGAATTTTTGTATTATCTAAATTTCTTCTAGTAGTAGTTTTGACTTCTATAAAATGAATGTCTCCTTTTATTGGATGAACTGCTATAAAATCTATAGGGCTTTGTCGACTTTCTGGATAAACTTGATAACCTTTCTTCATAAACCATACTTGAGCTTGTAACTCAGAACACTTACCTAGAGCATGTCTTTTTCCTACTTCCTCTGTCATATCTTTTTTAATTGTCAAACCTACTCACCTTCTTTGCAAGGTCTAGCAGTAGTAACAGGCCCAAGTACACCATCCTTGTCTAGTTGTTTCCACCAGATGTACTGACCTACGACTCTGTCTCCTGCCATATCAAAAGCATAAGAACCCTTGCTAGGTGTTTCAGTAACTACGTGACACCCTATCCAGACATAACCTGTACCTTCGTTTGCCGCCCTTTGTCCAGCAGAACACGCTGACAATACCAAAAGTACTAGAATACTACAAATCTTTCTCATCACTATCTCCTTCTTCTGTAAGTTCAAGGTCACGTTCTCTCATACGACCATCTTCAAAATCGTAGAATAGTTTTGCACTGAGTCCTGTAAGACCAGAAAATCTATTCTTAATAATCCTTATATACGTTGTGTGCCTCTCAAGTAAATCATCTGCTTGACCGTTACGTTCTAAGCCTATTACAATGTCACTCAGTTGACCAATACTTGCGGAACCTCTGAGATCAGATAACGAGGTATTGAGTCCTTCCTCGTGAGATTGTCCGTTAGATGGTCTACGTAGGTGCGACACAGTAATAAGACATATGTTAAGTTCTTGTACAACAGTCCGTAGCTTGGTCATGCACTCGTCTATTGTTCTACGCTCATCAAAGCTGTGTTCCTGTGAACTTACAAGAATACTAATATGATCTAAGACTATGTACTTACACTTCACAGCTTTAGCAAAGTAACGAATACGAGACAGTATGTTATCTATACTGTTAGAGCCAAAGTGATCAAAGAAGAAGTAACGTCCAGACCCCACAGTGTCTTTGTAGGCTCTCTCGTACTCCTCGTTGGTGTATTCTGTAGTCGGGAGATGTAGTTGTTTACCCAGCTCAAGGCTCATCATGGCTTCGGCTGTGTTACGTACACTTTCCTCCATAAACATCATACCAATGTTATCGTCAGTGTTCTTGTAGATATGCTCAATGATCTCTCGAAGAAAGCTACTTTTACCTATGCCTGTACCAGCGCAGACTGTGATCAACTCGCCCATACGAATGCCGTAGGTCATCTTATTCATGCCTTCATACGGATAATTAACAGCAGTCTTTGCTGGACCTTCTTTTAGTTTGTCCCAAAGATCAGTACCTGCAATGATACCGTCTGGAGTGTATCTTTCAGCAGACCACCAGCAGTTGATGAAGTCATCAGTCTTGTTTGCTATAAGATAATCGTTAGCGTCTTTCAGCTTGAGTTTCATTACTTTAGCTTTAGGCGCTAGTAACTCAGCTATCTTCTTGGAAGCTTCTTTTCCAGGTCTGTCGTTATCAAAGCACAGTATTATGTTTTCGTAGCCCATCAGAAACTCGAAAGAGTTCTCTATGTCTTTTACTGCACTACCTGCACCGTTCTTAATAGACACAACAGGCCACTTAGAACCCATCATCTCATAGGCTGCAAGAGCGTCTAGTTCTCCTTCACACAAGGTAATGTACTTACCTTCCTTGCGACAGGTGTTCTGACCAAACAACACAACGTCTGACCAATCACCTACCGTCTTGAAGCTCTTACCACCTTCAGGATCAGTCAGTCTTATCTTGTTAGCTATCCACTCACCATCTTCATTACAATAGGGATAGTAATGTTTATAACCGTTAGGAGATACAGTAACATCGTATACATCACACGTTTCTTTACTTATGTTACGATCAGCGATAGCGACAATATCACCTCTGCTGAGAAGATCTGCTCTCATAGGTATATTGTCTAGTAACTTCTCAACCACTAATTCATCGGATGCTGGATGATACGTGGTGCAAGAGAAGCATTTAGTACTGCCATCTTCATTAATAACAAGCGCGTTACTACTGCCGCATTCACTACAAGGTTGATGTGTCTTTTCATATGCCATTTATTTTCACCAATGCTGAAATTATACCGTTAATAAATATCGACAAAGCAACACTATTAATAACAAGTAAAGCTCTGTCATTCCACACAATAGCAACGTAAGTCCAACCCAAAGTACCTACAAGATGAAAGAATAAGTTATAAGGAAAAATGTTTTGGCTGGTAAACGTCATGCCTATCATCAAAACTATTGATGAAGCCCACTTAACGTACCATGTTATATCTCTTTCCCTTACTTCTTTCGTCATTAGATTATCATTTCTTCAACTCTAGGTGCTTTTTCAACATGTGTGAAATACCTTGGACCGTTGGCATACGAGAATGCTCTCAAGCCCTTTCCTTCGTTGGCATCTTGCCAACACTCAAATTTATAATCACAATAAAAACAATTTTTGTCAAGTATTTTGTTACCTTGAGTACCATCTAGCACCTCTTCGTAACATTTATCAGGAATCTGTTTACTTTTTACAAGTTTCTTTAGGTGATCAATTCTTTTTCCTGCGTCTATCATTGTCAACTCATCAAGCTCTAACATGGTCATGTCGGCATTGTTTTTGTTGTACGCAAGAAAGTAACCGTTATCACCACCCTCTGCTTGAATGTAACCACTTAGCTGTGCAACGTAGCCAAAAGGATCGTCTTCATGCAGTGTGTTATTTTTAAATTTTTTAAAAGCAAAGTCGGAAGCAGACTTAACATCCACCATGACACCGTCTATCTTACAATCTATGTGTCCTTTGACACCATTCACTACAACTTCTTTTTGTCTGTCTGTTACACGATGACCTGCTTCTTGCACAAGTAATAACAGAAAAGACTCAACAAGGTTACCAAAGAAGAACTTTAATAGCGTCTGACCACCTAGCTCCTCCTGTGTTCCTTTGTTAATGTCGTACCACAGCTTACGATCTTTCTTTCCAATAGAGGACATCCGTAGATTGTTTGTTCTTTCTCTTTTGTCGTTGGATAGAAAGATATTTATGTCTTCACGCAACGCATTAAAGAACTCTTTTAAGTGCTTTTCATTAACACCTTCTTTGCCTTCTACTAAAAGCTTATGTATATCTGGTATTAACGTTACGATGTCGGCCATGATGATAGTTCCTTCAACTTAAAAAAATATGCTAGTAGCCCCAATCACCCCTCGCTCTAGCACCGATAGATCCTATTAACTATCCCTACCTACTTTTTCAGAACTTTAAAGGACTGGCTTTAAAGCTCTTCGTCACTACCGCCTTCAGACTCAAGTATGTTATCGTCTTCTAGCTCTTCTGGCTCTAACACATCGTCATTACCATTACCTGCATAAGCTACAAGTTTGAGAACCATCATCTTGTTTAAAGCTGCACTAATACCAGATTTACCTTTAAACGTCCAAGAGTAAGGATTAATAGATGCCTTAATCTTAGAACCATTGCCAATAAGAACAGAACCGTCCATAGGTTGCGCCATATTGTCCAATACTTTTGGAGCATACTTACTAGACTTAGCAGTAATGTATGAACCGTACTCTTTTTTGTTGTCTTGGCCTTTCTTTACTGTAAGACCACGTTTTTCCAGATCTTTAACGGTATCCTTGTCAAGATTACAAATATCAACTTGATACTTACCCGACATTTCATTTACATCAAAGACTGAGGCCCATTGAGCCGTTCCACGTACTATCATAGATTTAACCTTTTCTTTATTATCTACGTTTCAGATTTAAGTACCTTACTATACTTACTTTTTGTTGTCAACAACTTTATTCCAATAAATAATATTGTCAACGTTATCAGTGATGTCAGTCATCAAAACTTTGCTGATGACATCCTTACGAGTCTTACGCCTGTATATTTTATAAAGAGCTTCTTCAACAGATTTAACAAAAATAGGCGCAACAGCTTTTTCACAGAATTTTGTCAGCTCTATTCTATCCACTATGACAAAATCTTTCTTTCGTTCAAAGGCTATTTTGTCAGCTTCTCCATACAGCCAACCCTTTTTACCTGCAACATTATGGAACTCGACCCATATCATTTGATCGTCGTACCACGTATCACCTCGTCTTGCTTTCTTACGTGCTTTTACATCTACAGAGAAGTCAGTGATGCCCTTTTCAGACTCCAAATGAAAATCAATGTGTTCTACCATGTTACTGTAGACAGTAGCTTGTGTTACAATGTAACCATTCTTCTCTGCCAACTCAGCAAACATCTCTTCTGCTTCGTGACCATGCTTTAGTTCTAGTGCGTACTTGCCCATGTTCTTCCTACCTTTGCATCTGCGTTAAGTTGTAATCTTACACCAAGAAGTTGTCCAGCCTCTTGCATCATTTTGTCAGCACCTAAAACCATGCTGTCTACGTCGTCATTATGCACCTCGTATTGTAACTCATCGTGAATAGTGTTAACAAGGTGCGCGTTTAGTCTGTTACGTTTAATGTAGTGGTGCATACAGATACTCCATTGTTTACAAGAGATAGCTCCAGCACCTTGCAACAGTGTGTTCAATGCAGCGTGTTGATGTCTTATAAATATCCTTCTGCCATCAAGACCTTTAACATGACCTTTTTCTGAGATAGACTGAACTCTAGACATGAGGTTTTTTAAAGATGGCATATTACCTAGAAACTGCTTCTTCAACTGTGCGCCATCTCTTGATGTACCATTTACCACAGTACCTAGTTTCTCTGCACCAGCACCATATAGAAACGCATAGATGAAAGTCTTTGCTTGTGACCTTGTATCTAATCCAGCGGCTTTCTGATTAGCAGTGTGTGGATCACCGTGTAACACAATGTCCATGTAGTCCTCATCGTTCATGTAGTGTGCTAACATCCTAAGTTCCAAGCCTTTAGCGTCCATGCCAACAATACTGTAATTGTCAGCATCTTCAACAGTAAAACATTCTCGACACTCCTTGCCGTAAGGTTTCTCAGAGGATACGACATTAGCCATATTAGGACTAGCATGTGTCATACGACCTGTTACTGCTCCAAGTGTGAAGACCTTACCATGAATACGATTGTCAGCTTCACAAAACTTCAGCCAACTCTCTACAGTCTTCCAACGTGATTCTAACATCTTCCACTCTGCCAGCTTCTTTGCTGATGCTGGAGCATTGTCAGATATTGTTTCAAGGTTACGTTCACATATTTTAGGAGAACCTTTAGGTGTAAACATTACAGGACTCCATCCACACGAGTCTAGTCTCTCAATAATCTGTTTAGGGCTTGCAAGGTTGAATGGCTCGTATTTAAACAAGGATAACGCACCACCTACAGTCTCACAGTAGTTGTCAATAGTATTCAAGCCTACACTAGATACAGTACCGTCTTTCTTTATTCTTGGTGTTACTTCTCGTATGAATCGGGGTTTTGGTTTGAACTCTTGTTTGATCTCGTGTTCTATCTTCTTTGCTTTGCTGTACGTTTCTTCGAACAAATTGTCAGCCTTTTTACGATCAAGATAGAAACCGTGCTTAGACTGTAAGTTGATTATGTGTGCAATCTCATGTTCGAGTGTAATACATTTAGAAGAAAACTTAGAACCTTCCCGTTTAAGGTGTAGGTAAACCTTCTCTGTTAGTGCAACGTCACGTTTACAGTATATAACCATCTCTTCAGAGTATTGATCAAAGTCTGCGAACCCTAGCTTATCGAACGCAAGGCGCTTTCCCCACATACCTAATGAGTGACCACCATCTCTATCAGGATTAAACAAACGCGACATTATAAGAGTGTCACGTACTTGTCCTAACGTAATACAGGTACTCCATAGTCTGTTAAGAATAGGTATATCAAACTCTATGCCGTTATGTGTTATGATAGTATCATCTGTATTTATGAAAGAGAGGTCTTCTGGTTTAGTTGCAACCACCCACTCATCAGAACCTAATGTCTTAACGCATACGCACCAAATAGTAGTTGCATCTAAACTGTCTGTTTCTATGTCTAGTATGTATATTGCCATGTTTTCTGCCCTTTACTGCTTAATCTATTTATTAGTTGACATGCAAACTGTTACTTTGTATACTCCACCCAATTTCAACCTGTCAAGCATTTTTTTAGAAAAGGGAAATATAATGCAAAACGTACAATTCAAAAATAATATTGTCGAGTCAGTAGGTACTAAGTTTTTTACTGCTTGTTTCACTAAACAAAATGGTATCGAAAGAATAATGACCTGTCGGCTTGGTGTAACGAAACATCTTAAAGGTGGTGTTGATGTCAATACAACAGATTATCTCACTGTGTGGGAACCTGCTACAAAAGGTTATCGCAATGTCAGTCTCGATACGTTGCAGTGGATAAAGTGTCGCGGTGTAAGAATGGATGTATCGATATGAGTAAAACAAAACAAAGTAAGATTGCAACAATACCTTGGAACGGACATGGAGAACAAAATGTTACTCCAGCAGAGTTCATATTAAAAATAAATGAACTTCTTGAAGAGCCTCTTGATAATCTAATGCAGATGGATGGAGATATGTACTTGTCAGATTACAGAAAACTTATGGATGCAAAGTGGCGTATGAACAATGCAGTACGAGACTTAAAGAAAGGAAATGTGGCATGAACATCTTTTACCTTGACAAGTCTTTTCGTCAAACAGCAAAAGATCACTGTGATAAACACGTTGTCAAGATGATACTAGAAACTGCTCAGTTACTGTCTACTGCTCACAGAGTATTAGATGGTGACGAGTATGCAGATGAGATGGGTTTATACAAGGCAACACATAAGAATCATCCGTCTGCTGTGTGGGTACGTTCTAACAAGGAATCATACGATTGGACTTACATGTTATTAGTACAGCTTTGCGAAGAATACACAAGACGTTATCACAAGGAACATAAGACTTCAAGACTAATACCTTGGCTTCTAGCGGCTCCAGAAAACATAGAGCCAGAGAGTTGGGAGCAACCTAAAGTATTTAATCCACCACCACAGTGTATGCCAGACGAATACAAGAATGAAGACACTGTAACGGCGTATCGTAACTACTACAAGGGTGCAAAGCGGCATATTGCAAAGTGGGGGTACAGTGACAAACCTAACTGGTGGACGGAGTTAAGCTATGACTATTAAAGAACAGCAAGACATCATGATAGACAGTTTTAAAGCTCTATCAGACGTTCTTAGAGATTTGGAGGACAAACATGAAAATGATCCTCAATCAATGCTTAGAGGAGCGTTACATGCTCTGTATACTCAAGTTTTATGCAATGCACCTACACCTATGCTTGCTGTATCTTTTTTGTTAGAAGAATTGAAACATTTTACTGAAATAAACAGTGATATAATTAAAGATGAACTTAAATGGGGTCGCTCAGTAAGTGATTTAGAGGAAGAGGAGGAGGATACCGATGAAACACTGCACTGATGGCATTGACCTTTTTGAAGAAACAGAAAGTGTCAACTGCACTAAACAATTCAAAGACGATCTTACGTTCGTTCTAATGAAACATTATGGGTCAGCATGGACGTTTACTTGGGATGCAGTAGAAGATGGTATTAATATGAATGTGTTAGCATGGAACGCTGAAATGAAAAAGGATAAAGAATAGTGAATTGCTGGCACTGTAACACACCGTTGATATGGGGTGGTGATCACGATATAACAGAAGAGGAGGATGAGTATCAAATAGTTACTAACTTGTCATGTCCTAAGTGTAACAGCATTGTTGATGTATATTATCCAAAGGAGAAAGAAGATGCCTGAAGAATTTGAACATGCTTTAATAGGTGTTCTACAAGAATACTACGGTGATAGCTTTGACTATAATTGGGATAATGAAAAAGACGGATTTTATATCCGACTTAAAGTATGGAAAGAGAAAGAATGATGCCTAGAAGATCACACTGTAAGATATGTACCATTAAGTTAATACGTAAGAAAGGTGTTCCTAAAGATATAGTAA